GCTGGATTAACTACCTGAATTTCATCCCCTGCATTAAGTTCCTTTATCATACCCGGGGAAATTGTTTTCCCTTCATACTCTGCATTTGCTTGTTTTGCCATTCCTCTTCCAAAGCCGTCTCTTGGAGTAGCTTTTTTTATAAATACTGAAAGACAGGCTGCAATCCTTTCTTTTACGGAAACGGCGTTCATAAACTCGTTTACATCTCTTATTCTTGGGATTGTAAAGGTCATATCGCTCATTTCCCTAATCTGTGACGGTCTTTTCTTGCTGAAATAGAAAATCACATCATCAGCCTTTACATATATTGGCTTTTCCTCTCCCATCCCACTAAGGTCATATTGTTTAATGTGATAACCTATAGGGCGGTTAAAAGTATTGTATTCAATTCCACCTACAACTCGGTTGCCTTTTATATTTGGAGTTAATGTGCCGTTGTACAGTTCATCCACTTCAATCATCTGTAGCTGAAATGGAATTGTGCCCTGGTCGGTGTATCTCTTAACGAAAAGAATACCGCCATCAACTTTTTTCCTCGCTACAGCCATTCTTATCATTTGATTGAGGCTCTGTGTTCCTGTCACATCACAGTTTCTCTTTTTGCCCCATTTATTCCACAGCTTTTCAATCTCTTTGTTTAGTTCACTGTTTCCGGTTTTTGCCTGCATTGAATATCCTGCGCCGACAACATTTCTTTTATATGCACTTACAACCGCATTCATTAAGTCGCTGTTTCTTTCAAGGTCTCTGGCTCTTGCTCTTATGATATCCCTGTCATATGTATCAGTCTGTTCTGCTGAACTGTTAGCAACTCTCCAGTTGGTATTTCTCCCATATCCACCAGCGTCATAATTTCTTAATTCTTCAAGGCTTAGCCTCCAAGCCTCACGCTTTACCGCCCAGCCCGGAGAGATAAATCCTATAAAGTTATCTATTATTCCCATTTGTTACCTCCCTGAGAATACTGCCACGTAACAATTATCAAGTAAATGCAGACTATTATCGCTGTTTAGCTGTGCAGCTAAGTCATTCTTTATACTGTAGAGGTCTTTAAGATTAGCCCTTGTAAGCTCCCTTGAGCCAATCTTATATGACTGACCGCCTGATGCCACAGCAATAATGGCACTATCAACATTCTTTAGCATTTCCTCTGCACTAAGCCTTGGATTGGTTTCTCCTGCACTGGAATTTACGCCATCTTCTATATTGTTTATTTCCATCATTCCTCCATTTAGGTATTAAAAAAGCGCCCCAGCCACTTGCTGAAACGCTTCTTCTGTCCTTTATTCAATTTCTATGATACTATTTTACCAGATATTACCGTACACCGGTGTGCTTTCTTTTGAAATTCTCATAATACTATTATACCAGATAGTACCGTACACCAGTGTGCTTTCTTTTAAAATAATTATATCCAATTATCATTCTGCTTTATCCATTGTTCTTCCTCAGGCTCTACAGGTCTTCTTACCTCTTCAATTTCCCTGCTTTCTTCCTCTTCTTCGTTTTGCAGGTTAAGAGTTCTCACTCCTAACATGTCCGCTGCCGCCAATGCATAGACTTCACAGTCTAAATAGTGGTTATCTGCATGTGAGTACTTTGGCTGCCACACCTGCCTTACCGTGCTACCACTCTTCTGGTTGACCTTATGTTCATTGGTTACCTGCGTGGCATATTCTACATCACAGCCGTTGTACACCATCCAGCTTCCTTTGCCGTTTGGCCTTCTCATTCTGCCTGCAATCATATCTTTATACTTATTGCCATCTACAAGTATAAGGCTCATTCCATCCGCACTGCTGCCTGCTCTGTTAATCTTGCTTATCTTGTATTGGTTTAGTTGGTTGTGGCTCGCGCCCTTGACGGGTAATGCATATTCTGAATGATTCACGCAAAAATCATAAACATCATCTGTCTGGTCGCCTGAATCTACCAAGCAAAGATTGACTATAAAGCCTTCCCCCTTCTGATTTCTATAGACCGCATTCATAACCTTGTCTATTTCTCCAAAGGATAAAGCCTGCCCATGGGCTATATTCTGGCTTGTAATATAATCTCCCCATGCTCTTATAGTCCAGTAAAGAGAACTTTCCTGAACATCAACTCCAGCCGTTATAAGCTTAGCCCATTCAGGCACAACAAATTCATCAAGCTCAGTCTGTCTTTCAAGCACAAGCTCAGCACTTGTCTTAAGCTTAGTATCCTCCCAAGGCTCTGCAAGCCAAGAGTTGACAAAGTTCTGAAATTTTTCAGGATCATCTTTAGACATCAAAAACTTTTTGGCAATAGCGGACCATCTTACAAATGGGCTGTATAAAGTATTCATCCAAAAAGCAACACTCCTAACATACTTGGTGTTATGCCTTACAGTCCGCCATTCACCCTTTTTTATCATATAGTGCTTATCTTTATCACTAATGATACAGCCACACTCCTGACATACATAGTGGGCAAGCTCTGCCCTGTCTGCATAACTCATTCCTTCATCATCAGGAAACTTTATATTCTGAAATTTAAACTCAATGTATTCATCACAATAAGGACAAGGTACAAAGAAGTGCTTTTCTATATCTGCTTTTTCTTTTTCCTGCCATATATGGCCTGTTTTAAGTGTCGGCGTACTTGTTATAAATATTTTGCAGTTGTGAAATGTCTTGGTTCGCTCTATTGCAAGCTCAATAGGGTCTGCTTCTTTACTTGATGCTCCTGGGTATTTGTCTACCTCATCTAACATAAGGTATTTTATAGGCTTACTTGCAAGCCCTGAAGGTGAATTTGACCCCGCCAAGGTAAGGTACATTCCATCAAATTGGAGTTCAAGAAGCTGTGAGTTTTCATCAAACCTCTTCTTTAGTTCCGGAGAAGTCTTAAACATAACCTGTAGTCTGTTCTCCGATACCGACTTAGCTAATATTTCGGTTGGATATACTACCATTGTTGGTGAAGGCTCCTGCATCACAATATATCCAACCATATTTTGTAATGCTTCAGTGCCACCGACCTGTGTGGGCTTAACGAATACAATCTTTTCAGTTTCACAATTATTAAACTCATTCATTATCCCTATAAGGTATGGCGTGACTTCATTATTCCACCTTCCCGGCATTGCTGACGACTTAGAATCCAACATTCTGTATTTTTCTGCCCATTCTGATACTGTCAAGGTTTCAGGCGGTGCCAACAGCCTTAAGGCTTCCAGTTGGTAATCAGTAACCCATATTGGTGCAGTCTTGGTTTTCTTTGCCTTAACTGGTGCTGAAGTCTTTCGTTTATTTACCGGTTTGCTTTTTGAACTTTGCCTTTTTATAGCCTTTTTACTCTTTGCCGTCTTTTTCTTTGCTTCTTCCTTTTTCTGCATTTATGATAATCTCCCTTAATAATTTGGACATTTCATCTGTAAGTTTCTTTTCTATTCGTCTCGCTTCCTCTGGCTCTACAGCTCCACTTATCTCTCCAGTTACTTTAGCTGGAATTGCCATAACATAATTTTTGAATGTAATAAAAAACCTGCTATAGTCAAGTTTCACGTCTTCAACAGATATGTACTTACCCGTAACTATATCCGTCTTTAGTGCATGCAGCTCTCCCTGCGACTCCTTTAGTCTGATTTCGGCTTTTAGTTTTTGGGCTTTCAACTCTTCTTCATTTTTAGACTCTGCCTTCCCATGTGCCTTATTAGACAGATGACTGACATACCGTTTAACTGTATCTTCCAGATTGTATCTCTTCCCACCTTTTGCCTTTTCGGTTTCTATGATACCGTCTTCATTAAGCTGCTGTATTCTTCTTACGGTCAGCCCAAATAATTTAGCAATCTGGGAGCCGTTACAATGTATTACTTCTTTTAATGCTCTATCACTCAAAATCTACTCTTCTCCTTTCTGCAAAAGTATAATAAAAAAGCATCTTACTGATTAGTAAAATGCCATTGCTCTGCCTGCTCAAATCTCTCCCTTACCATTATAGCACCGCTCACAGTGCGCCTTTGTGCTTTCTTTTCAGATTGGTTATAACTATTAATTATGCTTATATAACTTATGGTTATAGTTGGCAACGAAACTGCGATTTCAATTTAGTTTTTATCGGGAAAAATGCCGCGCCTCCCTCGCCCCGC